CTACTACTTCAAAATTAATACCAATATTGATAATGTACACATCTTTAATATTTACAGCATCTGTCAACATTCTATAATAAGAAATATAATTTTTAAGGTTTTGTTTTGTTGCACTATTCAAAGGTGTTAAGTTTCCGTTTGAATTATATCCACAAGTATATAAATTAATAGCAAGTGGGTTTGGTATTTGAAGAGAACCTGCGGATGCAACACCACTTACCATTCTATTGTAAGATTTAATTTGATAATCGGGTGCTACATATGCTTTTGCAACAGCTCCGAATTGAGCCGGCATTGCATACGCTCTAACAACATAATCTTCTGCGGTTACTAATCTGTTTTGGGATGCAAAAAATGCCATAGTGTTATTTCTAACATCTTCAACACTATCTTCTACCTTACCACCACTAGCAGCCTCTTCGTTTATTACCGCAACCGAATTTTTTATAGTGTTCCATTGTGCCGTATTTGTTGGAGTTGTTTCATTTTCAAACTCTATGTTTATTATTTGAGTTAAATCTTTTGATATTACATTATCAGCAACCCCCTGACCAACTCTATATGTTACAGTCAATGTTGTATTTGCTGGTGCAACTCCATATGTTTTTGTGTAAAGAAAATTAGATGGGTCTATTGTTTGTGATAAATCAGTCTTTGCTTTATACAAATTAGAACCAACATTATCTGGATTTGGTAATATTTCTTCATCGGCATTTGATGATACCCCTGCTCCAAATTGCATTGTTATAGAACCATTTTCATCAACCCGTGTAATAAATCTTTTCGGTATTTTTTTTAACCTTAAAAGATATGGGGTTTCGGAACTGTATTGGTTTAAGTTTAATGTGTAATCTGAATTATTTGGTATTTGCTCAAAAACAGTATCTTGTGCTAAATAATCTACTTTAGTCCAAGTATCACCATCACCATCAACGATTTTTATAACATCAATGATTCCAGTATCATCTATTTTAATTTTATCATATGGTTTTGGTGAACCAAATGTAAAATCAGCCGTTTTTTCTTCCCCACTAATTACACTTACACTTTTTTTGAAAAGATATAAAACAGGCTCATCTGTTGTTTCATTTATTTGATAAACCGATATTTCCGTTGGGTCAAATGATGATGAAAAAGCAAAATCTACTTTTCTAGTGGTATTAAAAACAACATTTGCATTTTGTGTAGATGAAACCTGCATACCCTCTTTTATTTTTAGGGCGTAATCTAAATCAGGTCTAACATTGTTTCCCGTACCAATGGCTGGGATTAATTGATATACTATTAAATTAGTTGTGGCGGGTGAATATAATTTTGGTTTATATCCAAGCGATTGAGCTAATTCAAATAAATTCGTAGTTTCTTTGGCCTGTGTAACAATTGATTCTCTCAATTGAACATCGGTGTAGTATGATAAAACATCCCCAACATACGATGCCATCTCCATAAACATCATACCAGGAGATGATTCATTAAAATCATTATAGGTATTTGGGTAGTATTGCTTAGCAAAGTCTACGAGGTTTTTCCTAAACTCGGAAAAATCCCTACCTATTAAGCTAACTTCTTTTTTTGAATCATTTAACATTTAATACTCCTACGCTATTGATAATTCACCTTGACTATCAACTTCTAAAATTATTGTTTGGTTAGAACCTTGTTCAGTTACTTTGAATGAAACTTTTATACTTACTTTATTAAAATCCGGTTCAGAATTAACTTCTACCTTTTGTAATAAAATGTAAGGTAGCCAAAAATTAATATCCTCCGATAAAGATTCTTCTAAATTGGAATCTAATTCACTATCCATATTTTCAAAAAGAAGTGAATATATATCCGAACCAAAAAGTGGTTGGAATACTCTCTCACCTTTTCTGGTTAGTAAAAGATTTTTCAAATTGGAAACTGCTTGCTCTTCAGTCGTATAACTAAGTTTAAATATAGGACTGCCACCCAATGGTAGCATTACACCAACTGCTTTATTTGGTTTTAAATCAATCGGATTATACCTATATTCTATTCTGTTAGCCACTTATCATCCTCTTTTTTTATTGTTTATAGCCTGCATCAGTTGAGAATAATCTTTGGTTAAAGCATTTACAACCGCCTCACCATGTGGTGTTTGTGATAATCTATCCATTGATATCGCATTACCATCAACATCTTGTACTACACTATTTGCAGTATTCATAGTATTGTTCATAGAACCAAATCCCTGTGCCATATCCGATGTAAACGAATGACCACCATTAATATCTCTCCACTCACCACTTTGATAAGTTTCATTCAATACAGATGATAATACAGAATTACCCCCAAATAATTTATTTTGTTTTGGTTTTTGTTTTGTTTCAAAGAGGTGTTCAACATCCAAAGGGTCTTTTTCTACAAAAGATGTTTTTGTAATATGAGTTCCCCTTTTCAATTCTTTTAAGATAGATTCTTTCAACTGCTTTCTTTCTAAAGCAAGTTGTTTTTTAACTTCACTTTCAATAATGAGTTTTATTGCCTGAATTAATTTTGCTGTGTTCATAATAATAAATATAATTTTTTATAATAATTAGTTATCCTATACCTTGTTTAAGTTTTAGTAATATACTAGCAATTTGTGGATGAGCGGTTGTTGCATTTCCTACTACTGGGAAAGTTCCCCTAGCCAATGTTTCTATCGCTGATATAATTAAATTAATTGTAGTGGTGTATTCCGATGTAGATATTGCTATATCTTTTTTTGACGATATAATTATATTATCTTTTTTACTATTAAAAATTAATCTATCGGAATTTATTATAACTTGCGGATTTGAAAATTGAGATATATTAGAAACTGATGTTCTATTTGATGGTGTAATCCCAACTTTTTGATTAGAAGTCATCCAAATAGATGAATCATCTTTATTTATATCCTCCAAAACAAATTTATCGTAACCCTTTTTATTACTTTCGTTTTGAGTATTCCTTAAAATTGTTATTGGTTTATTTGGATTTGAAGATTGCCATGTTGGTAATCTTTGTGCATCACTTTCATTTGGTGTGTATCCAAAACGAATGGATTGACCAAATCTACCTTCAAATATAGTATCACCTATGTAGGGTTGTAATTGTGATAAATTACTAATTTCAGAAAACCCTTTACCAAAATTTTGATTATTATCTTCTACCGAAGAATTGTTTGGTATTGTTTGGGATGTATATGTAGTAGCATTAAAAGATTGTGCAGTATTTACAATAGATTTTGGTAATGGGTTATTATTTATAGCTCTTTGTAAAAAAGTTGGCGACATATAATAATAGTCATATCCACCAGAAAGAGGGCCCGATGTTGCCCCCATACCATTTATTAAATAAACTTGTTCTCCAATAATTGGAACTGATTTGATATAAGGATTTAATGGATATGCAAATTCAGTTGAGGCGTTACCAAAAGACCTTTTAATAGAAACCCTTATTTTGTAAATATCATTTGGATTTCCATCTTTCAAAAAAACTTCAGTTACTTCACCAAGCATTATTCATCCTCATCCTTTTTCAGAGATTCTATTTTAGAATCAATATCATCTTTTGCTTCCAATAACTGGCGCTTTTCTTCTTCAGATAATAAGAGTCCACCATCACCATCTGCTTTATCTAAAAGTTTTTGAGCTATTGCAGCCATTCTAACCAATTGGTCATCGTTCTTTACCGAAACTTCTAAATATTCTTTAATAAGTGGAACAACAACTGAAGCATCATTTAGGTTTTTAACCAATGGTTCTAACTGAGCAATCAGTAATTTAATCTGTCTATCTTTTTTACGGGAATTATCGTAAATATCTTTTAATAAAGATGAAAACGATGTTCCTTTAAATATATCATCATCCTTTGTCATAATACCTTTCTACATTGTGATTTAATTTAAGAATACCCTTTTTTGAATAATCCGTATTTAATTCCACAAAAATTATTTTCATTTTACCTATAACCCTTGTAATATATTGCGTACTTACTCCTGTCCTATCTCTTATAAGTATGTAAAGAGCCTTTTTGTTGTATGAGTATAAATCTCTTCTATTTCTAAATAACTCATTTACCGAATCAGCTATCTTTCTATCTCTATCCTTTATAAAGATTTTATCTAAATTACAATCAATATATTCGGTATAAAAATCCATAAAATCTGATTTTTCTTCCAATAACTCATACCCAGCCACCTCATTGGGAACATTTCTTCCAATATCAACAGAATCCAATTTTTCATGTATTTTCATCTTTGAATAATTGGCGTTGTTTTCATTAAATAAAAAATTACGCGCTATGACTGTAAAGTAAGAAAATGCTTTTCCTTTTTCACCTTTAAACTTATGCATTTTTTCATTTAAAAACGCAACTACAGATGCTTTGGTATCTTCATACCCATCATCAAAATAATAAGTTTTATAGGTGTGTATTACATTCTCTGCCAATTTATCAAATGGGTATTCTATAAATCTGTTATAGATTTTATTTTTTAAACTTTGATTATCACAATTATTAAAAGCGTTTATTGCAATTTCAGTTATATTTGTAAAATATCTTTTACTTTGCGGATTCTTCCGTTTTCTCGCCATAATACATATCCAATTCTTCTATTATACTATACATTTCTCTAAATACATAACCCGTCTCATCATTTGCTTCAAACGAACCAATTTTATCTATTGATTTCATTCGTTCCATAGCATTCTGAATCTTCTCATCCATAAATTGGATTACCTTTTGTGATTCATCGTATTGCTTTTCCATCTCATCAAAATTATCATCTGCCGTTTCTAATTTCCTTAAAAGATTCCAAACAAAAAACCCTAACCCAATATCGGTTAAAAGTAATAAAATTAAAATTGTAACCATACTATCAATCCTCCATTATATCTTTAAACGCATCAAACACCAAATCTACTTTTGGTTTATCCTCTTCAGATTTACCATTCATTATTTTTTCAAATTTGGATAAATTTTTACCCGGCGTCTGAATTGTACCTCTAGTTCCTTTTAGTTTTTTACCATCATTAACCCACCTATTATATTCATATTTTGAAGCCATAAAATCGGCCTGATGTAGAATATGGGGTAAAAATGTTTTTAATTGATTTTCAGGATTAAAACTTTTATAATAACTTTCAGTTGAAGAGTCATACAAACCATCAGTCAATCTAATAGCAAGATATTCTTCCTCACTACAACTTACTCCAAAGTGATTTAACAAAAAGAATGTTCTATCGTGAATTTCCATCCAATGTAAATTTGGGTTTGATTTATAAATCTTTCCCTGATTTTTTACATGCCACTCAGAATCATTCTTTTTATACCAATCATCATTAACCGAACCAACCTTACCCAAATCGTGATGAAGGGCTGAAAATATAATTGATTCTCTTGTAATATCCTCAGTAACCATATCCAACTCTTTCCATAAATCAAACACTTTTAATGCGTTTCTCGTTACTCTTAAAATATGGTCAATATAACCACCAGGAAAAGCATTGTGAAAATGCTCAAATGATGAAGCAGGTGTATAGATAATCCTTTCTTCTAAATGGTCATACATTTTGTTTAGGGCATCCAATCGGTCACCACTAAACTCCTGATTAATAAGTTTTCTAAACTTTTTGTAATTTTCCAGCAATTCGTCTGGAGTAAAAAAATCAAAATACATAATTAAATAATTTTATCAATGATACCCAATTCTAATGCTTCTTTGGATGATAGGAACAGGTCCGATTGTTGGTTTGATGTCCACCACTCTTTTGGTTTTTTTGTAAATTCTGCCATTAAAGAATTACATTCATCCTCTAATTGGTCTGCAAACTTTGCGTTAGATTTTACATCACTCAATTTACCTGCTGCGAAAGTAGATAATTGGTGAACCATAATTTTTGAGTGCTTTGATGCAGCTCTAACCCCCGTACCAGATGCCAATAAGAGAGCAGCTGCTGACATTGCAATACCTCTACACACAATATTAAATTTAATTTCAGTATGGGTTCTAATATAATCAATAATACCCAAACATTCCATTACATCACCTCCACCGGAGTTAAGTAGTATTGTAATCACATCCGTATTAGGGTTTATTTTTTTAAGTAAGCGTGTTTTAGCAATAAATTCTGCTAACAACCCAATTTGAATTTCATCGTTGATTACAATAATATTATCACTAATATCAATACCATAATCAAACTCCCTAAAATATTGTTTATAAGGATCATCTTCACTATTCTCTTTTGTGTTGATATAATTTACATTTTTTACTTTTTGGTCGCTGACCGAATATAGTTCATCCATTTTTATTTAATTTAGTTTAAATTTATTACAATATACGAAAAAAATGATAATATTCCAAATTTTATCGTTTATATCTATCTGCTCCAGTTACTTTATATGAGTG